CGCTAGGGCCGCCTACAGCGCCCGTACAGGCGAGTTGGTGGAGGAGGTGGGGTTTATTGACCACCCAACCATACCGATGTCAGGGGCGTCCCCAGACGGGCTGGTGAACGAGGGTTGCGTGGAGTTCAAGGCTCCCAACACGGCTACCCATCTGGAATACCTGTTGGCCGGTAAGCCGGTTGAAAAGTACGCGACTCAGATGCAATGGCAGATGGCGGTGACGGGTGCGCCGTGGGCAGATTTTTGTAGTTACGACCCACGTTTGCCCGAGCATCTGCAACTGTTGATTGTGCGAGTGCCGCGTGACGACAAGCGCATTGCAGAGTTGGAAGGCGAGGTGCGTAAGTTCCTCGCAGAGTTAGACGACAAACTGGCAAAACTGAAGGAGTTAAAACCGTGAATTACGATCCGAACATGAAGGGCGTGCTGTTTCGCAACGACAAGGGCGAGAACGCCAACAGGCCCGACTACCGTGGTACGTGCGTCATCAACAACGTCGATTACAACGTGTCGGGCTGGATCAAGGCCAGCAAAAAGACAGGCGACAAGTTTATGAGCCTGTCATTCCAAGCGAAAAGCGAGGGCAAGGTGACTCGCCAGCCCGCCAAGACGGAAATGACCGAGGACAACTGGCATGACGACGCCATCCCGTTCTGACCTGCGCGTGTTTGTCGGCTGGGATAGCCGCGAGGACATTGCGTATCAGGTATGCCGCAAAAGCATCTTGAAGCACGCCAGCATCCCGGTGGATATACAGCCCATCAAACAGTCAGAACTTCGTGAGCGGGGACTTTACTGGCGTGAGCATGATCCGCTGTCGTCTACGGAGTTTTCGTTTACGCGCTTTTTGACCCCACACCTCGCCGGGTATGACGGTTGGGCCTTGTTTTGCGACTGCGATTTTCTTTTTCGGGGGGACATCGCCGCGATCACCGACTACATGGACGGGGCAAAAGCGTGCTTCGTGGTACAGCACGATTACCGGCCTACCGAGGCCGTCAAAATGGACAACAAGGCGCAGCATTTGTATCCGCGTAAAAACTGGTCATCGTTCATGTTTATCAACTGTAGCCATCCACAAGTCAAGGCATTGACGCCCGAGGTGGTCAATCGTGAATCGGGTATGTATCTGCACCGCTTCCAATGGCTTACAGATGACGTCATTGGATCGCTGCCGGTGGCGTGGAACTACCTAGAAGGATGGTATTTCCGTCACGACTGCCCAAACCCGCAAGCCGTTCACTTTACCCGTGGCGGGCCGTGGTTTAAGGATTGGGTAGACGTTGAGTTTGGCAAGGAATGGCTGGAGGCCAGCCGGTGAAACGCATATTCCCCAAGGGTACGACGCCAGAACAGTTGGCCGTGGCTGCTGCACGTATGGTGCAGGGTCTGTCGTCAGACCGGGCGTGGTGCGTCGAGGTATCGGAGTGGAAGAAGCCGCGCACCAACCAGCAGAACTCGTTTTTATGGGGCGTGGCTTACCCCGCAGTCCTTGAGGGCGGCGGTGAGGCATTGCATGGTTGGACGCGGGACGACTTGCACGAATACTTCCTTGGGGAGTGCTTTGGCTGGGAGACGCTGGAAGGGTTTGGGCGTAAGCGTATGCGGCCACTCAAGCGTTCCAGCAAACTGACCAAACAAGAATTTAGTGACTACCTATTGTTTCTTGAAACACGGTGCGCCCAAATGGGCATCGTCATACCGGAGCCTATCTATGACGCAAACTGACGCGATTAGAGCGCACTTGCTGACAGGTGCGCCCATTACCCCCCTTGAAGCCTTAGACCGATATGGGTGCTTTAGGCTCGCCGCTCGCATCATTGAATTGCGAAAGGCGGGGCTGGACATTGAGACGGTTACCGAAACCCGCAACGGCAAGAAATACGCCCGTTATGTGTTGCGCGGACAGGCCGAGTTATTCGCGTGAACCTACGCAAGCAAGCCAAGGGTCGAGGCTGCACGGTACGCTTGCCGGGGGTGTGCAACCACAACAGCGAAACCGTAGTGCTTTGTCACGTGCGTTTGTCTGGTATTAGCGGCATGGGGTTAAAGGCTGACGATCTATTGGGGGCGTGGGCGTGTAGCGCGTGCCACGACGCAATCGACCGCAGGGCGCATACTGACCTTGACCGCGATTATGTGCGCCTAGCGCACCTTGAAGGAATGGTTAGAACCATCGCACAACTACGAGCGGAGGACGTCGTATGATGGACGAATGGGAACAAGAATGGGATCGTATGACTCACACTTCGACCGAATACAAGAGAGAGATTCGAGAAATGCGCGAACGTATATATCACTACCTCAAACGCATTGCGGAACTAGAGGCCGAGGTGCATGAATTGCGTGCAAAGGACAGTCGGTGGGTGCAAGAACCATGAGTTTTTGGGTAGATACGCCGTATGTCACGGCCTACGTCCGTAACGAGTTCTTGTACGACCAACAGAAAGGCCACGGAGAATTCACCGAGGTTACGGTGTTTGGTTTTCGCGCAGAGCCGATGCGGGTGCCGATGTTTCAGATTATGACGGCACAGGGGGCGCAGTGGGCGCGCATCCCTATCCACGCCTTATGTTCTAAGCCATGCCCTGCCATAAGCCTTCAGATTGCGTGCTGGTGGGACTCATTCAGTCGGTTCTGCGAGGTGCGCGAGGTGCAGTTCCTGCGTAACCACCGGGTACAGGCTATTGGACGCGATGGCGTCAAGCGCCCGGGCGTGTACCAGTTTTCGGTGTTCTGGGCCAACGGCGGTTGGTCAGAAATCAGCGACCAAAGCAAGGATCATCACATTATCGTTTTAGACAGCGGGCAATGGATTGCATACCCCAACAACAGACTGCTGTGGGTAGACCCGTCTTGGATTGGCGGAGACGTTCCAAGGGATTGGAAATCACCGTCAACGTCCTACAGCGTGGAGGCCATGCCGTGAAACGACTTATAAACGCATTAGAACGGTTTTTAACCCGTTACAGTACGTATGACTGGAGGCACGTACCGCCGCCCGAATGGGCTGCCAAGCGTTCTGGCGTAGAGATTTGGTGAGGGGTCGTCTAAAGGCAGGACACGGGATTTTGATTCCCGTTATCTAGGTTCGACTCCTAGCCCCTCAGCCATATACAGCGCACGTTCGTCTCGACGTCGCTTGACAAGGCCGGGAAGCACGCGCCCACCGGCCTTTGTCCACTTTAAGAATTCGTCAGCCGCTTCTTCAAAGTCACCCCGGTTGGTCTTCATCCGCAACCCAGAGCGTTGCAGGCTGCCTAGCCCAACGTTGAAGGCAAAACTTACCAGTGCGTCAAACCGGCCTTGATGACCAAGAGCAGCAGGGCAAAGTCGGGCCACGCCGCGCTCAAACCGACCAAGGTCTTGAGAAAGAATCCGATCCACTTCGTCCATCGTGAGGGCGCGATCCCAGCCTGCGGGTATCGGTAGACTCTTGCGCTCCTCATACTTCACCGCCAAGTGAGCAGGATCTATTACGTGACCCACCCCCACGCTCCAGATTAACGCCGGACATTGGTACGGACGGGTTCGGACACCCTCGTGGTGTTTTACAAGTTTAATCAGTTCAGGACTTACTTTCATTCCTGCACCTGTCAAAGTGATATCGGCGCATATTGCCGCCACCACCTGATACACCGCACTTTGGGCAAGTAACGATTTGGCGCTTTCCTTTGCAGGATTGACTTAACTTGTTTCTAAACTCGGGGTCAGAAAGACGCTTGGCAGCGCCATCACGATACCGCTCCAAGTTAATGCGCTTTACCTTGCCGCCAGTGTAGTCCAGAGCAAGGTTATAAAGTTGATCTTGCGGAATCTCTGCAAGAAGGAAGTTTTCCAATTCTCTTGCCTGATCAATACTTTCCGTTTCGCAGACAACATCGAACGAAAATTGAGATATGTCTTGCTTGGCTCCACGCAAAGAACGAATAGTAGCCGGGTGATTTCCGTTCTTTAAGTATGACTTTTGGCAGATAAGCCTTTTCTTAATATTGCCACTACTGCCGATATATACCTTTCCGGCAACGACATTTCTGATTGCGTATACCCCAATCATTTTTGCGAGAACGCTCTGCCACCAAAATGGAACGCAATGATGGACGCCAGAATTGCCATCTCATCGTCGCTGAATACGTTTTCCATCGCAATCGCAAAGGGAATGCCGGTTGTGTAGGCATACCAAACGCCAGCCACGTTCAGCGCGACCAACTCCAGCACGAAAATGTAGGTCACAACAGGACGGACGCTGGCTCGCAGGTTAATCATCCACTGACTCGCGCCCTTGCCAATCTCAATGTCGTGGTTGTACAGGGCTTGGCGTTCCTCAGCAGCCGTCTGCGTCTGGATTTGCTCCAGTTTGATTTCCTCAACCCGTGCCTGCGCGATAAACCCACGCTCTGCAAGGGCCAATTCACGCTCTTTCTGGGCTGCGACAAGAGCCAGTTCGTGCTTTTTGTCCTGCCGGTCTTGGAAGATTTGCAGAATCTTGGGCAGTCCACCTGCAAGGAACGACAGAAAGGTGCTAATCATGGTCATCATTTGTTGCGCTCCTCCATCAGTTTGACGCGCACCTGAAGGTCGTGAATGTCTTCCATAATGTCGTCTTTGAGTTCCTGACGACGGGACGCGCTTAACGGGCTGTCAGTCGGCACTCCATCCTCGGTGATTAGGATAGGGATTTTGGACTCAATGGCGATTAGACGATTGTTGAACGATGCGATTTCCGCAAGCAGCCAGCCGACAGCGGCCAGCAGGACTGGGAACAGCATATCCACAATCTTCTGCATATTCACTTGGACGCCCTCACCACATCATCGCCCTTCG